GAGGTGTAATGTGATCACGCAATCAACAACAAGGAGTCCAATCATGGCAAATGAAACAACCCGCAAGTTCCCCAGGACATTTACTGAGGCCTTCCCCAACTCGCTCGAGAATGGCGCGGCCATCGAGATCCACGTCCATGAGTGCAGCACCGCTGAGAAGATCATTCGCGTGATCAGCCTTATTGGCCTGATCGTGGTGGCGCTTGATTGCTTGGTCTGGAGGGTTTGAATATGAGAAACAAAGATACAGGTGGGCCAGCGTTTCCCGTGCACCCAGATATGGCAGCCCAGTTGGGTTGCGTCCCCAGTTCATCAGATGCAGGCATGAGTTTGCGCGATTACTTTGCGGCCAAGGCGATGCAAGGTTTCCAACAGGAATGGGTGTATGACAATTCTGATGAGATTGCCAGCAAGGCATACGCTTTGGCAGATGCAATGCTGAAAGCGAGGGAACAATGAGCGAGTCAATGCAGCAACAGATCGACCTCGAGGTCAACAAGATGCGTGCCCCTGGTGGCATGGCAGGGGTGATGCTGAACAGGCATGAGTATGAGCAGCTCATAAGAAAGGCCATCACCAATGGCACGCTGATTGGGTACGTGCATGGCGAGACATTCACCCGCGAGCGCATGGAGCGCAAGTACCGGGACATGGACCATGAGAACCAACTCTTGCGCGAGAGGGTCAAGGACCTTGAGCTTGAAGTCATTGCCGCTGCCAAATGAAATCAACCCGGCTGCCACGTCTCATCAAAGCAATCACTGAAATTGGCATGACCACGACAGAGATCGCAGAGACGATCCACTGCACGCCCAGGTCGGCCAGGATGCTCGTCAAAAGACTCAGAGATAAGAACCTGGTCCATATCCAGCAGTGGGTCAGGATCGTTGGATACGACAACCCTGTCGCGGTTTATCGGTACGGGATCGGGGTTGACGCTGCCCGGCAGCCACCTGTCAGCTCAACAGACAGAGTGCGCAAGTGGCGGCGCAAAGAGTCACTCGATGACAAGGCATTCAGGATGGCCCGGCAGCGTGGCCGTAATGTGAAGATCAAACGTGACCCGCTGACGGCGGCGTTTTATGGAGAAGTGAAGTGAAATTATCCCCGTATGTCAATGTAGACGTGAAGATGCCCAAGGATGTTCTTGAGGCGCTCACGCTGCATGAGTTCTATTGCATTGGGTCAAAGATCAAAGAGGTCACGCCAGAGTCAGTGCGCGAGTTTTTGACCCTGCGATACAGTGAAAAGATGGCAAATAAATTCAAACCAGAATATCTTTTCAATTGCCTAAAGACTTGAGCAGATCGGCATCGAGCAAACCTGCATAGGGTTTCATCTCGAGCGTGCGAATATCTTTTCTGCTTGGGTTTGATGGGTCAATGATGCCTCGATTGAGTCGGTGCATCAGCAGCAGATCAAATATGTTTTTATTGTCTTGCACTGCGCCAAGACCTTGACCAGGCACACCCAATGGGTATGCAGCATGACCCGATTGCATGATCATTGGTTGATCTGGGAATATTTGACCGACATTCAAAATGCTTGCATCAGGCAAATTCAATTGGTTTGGATCTGCAATCGCCAGTCTGGCCTCGCCAATACTCAAACCGCCTTCATTTCTGAATTCCTTGTCAAGCAATGTCTTCTTCATTGACTTGCGTTTACGGTCAGACAGATTTCTGAATTGCTCAATGCTTGCTGGATCGTCAATTCCAACCCAGTCTGGAATAAATCTGTTTTTGATTTGCCGATCAAGACCCTTTTTTGTATCCTTTCCCATAACGGTCTGAGCATAAGACAGCATGGTTTCACCAGTCATGTTGGCAAAGTCACTGCCTGATGGAGACATAACCCACGGGATATACAGCGGGTCCTTGCCTGTTGTCTCTTTGAGCATATTCGCCATCTTGTAAATATCACTGGCTGGCTTTGCCCCTGACGCCCAAACCTGTCCAGGGTTTTCGTACATATATGGCTGACCACCCTGCAAGTAAACAGGTCGATTCAATGACACGCCATCAATGTCAGTCAGTAAACCAGTCCTGGTACGGTCTGACATACTGGTGATGAATGGATAGTCTTGGTAATCCGCAAGGTTGATTTTTGGAATGGTGTAGTCGTAAATCGGGACAACGTTTGTCTTTAGATTCCTGAGTCGCTCTTGCTCCAATTTCCTGGCGTCAAACCTTGGATCAAATACATTGTTTCCAGGCAGCATTTGGCTGCGCGTGCCTTGAGTCAAATCAGTCAACAACTGAGCAGGCAAACCGCCACGCGCCATCACGTTGGCCGCGACTGGTTCCAGGGCACGCTCTGCTGCCATGCCGGCACGCTCAAACTGTGAGGCATACGTGCCCTTGGGGATCGCGGCCAGCAGCCCGGCCTCTGGCAATACTGGTGGCAGCTTGGCCGTATCCATCAGGCCAGCAACGCTTTGCAGCGCGTTCTGGGCCATCTGGCCTCGGGGTGCGTAGGTGTACTGCTTGATGAAGTCTTGAGTGGCCTTGTCGGCCAGCTTGACGCCTTCCTTTGTGCCGTACTTACCTGACCTGATGTTTTGCATGATGCCGTAAGGAATCCCGGCCATGGTGGCGGCGGCACCGCTTCCCAGGGTTGCACCCGTCTCACCAATTGCCTCGAGGTAATCCAATAAACCTGTCGCCATCATTGCACCTCAATAAATCATTGACCGAGTAAGCCGCCAACCAACCCAGCGCCAGCCGTGACTGGTAATGCTCGGCGCATCAGTTCTTCCATTGCTGGATCAACCGCGCCACCAGGCATCAACCCAGTCTGTAACCTGCTTGCAATTGCAGTTGATGGGGCTGACGTATAAGCCCGTGCAGCCAGGTTTGTTGGCATGGATAGCATCACGTTCAAAGGCGTGTATTCCATGGTCCTGGTGGCCGTTCCTGTGTCTCCCACGATGGGTTTGAATGCCTGTGCAAAACGTGCTGCCTCATACATTGGGGTTTGATTCTCACCAAACACAAACCCTTTTGGATCTTTACGGGTCAAGGCTGACGCCAGATTAGGCGCATTGACATTGCCACTTGATGGGTTGACAACGCCAGGACTGGACCTCAATGTCATCAGGTTGCGATAGTTGGTTCTGGCTGCTTGAAATGCTGCCTGATCCGCTGCCGTCAATCCAGAGGACAAGGCATCATCCACAATTTCTTTCATCTGAAACAGCGCTTGGCCCAGCTCACGGTCACCAGTCATTGTTGTCATCTCATTTTTTGCTTTCTTGCCGATTTTTGATGACAAAGCGGCCAACTGTTGTCCAGTGGCCTCACCCTTCATCGCCAAATCTTGCAACTGTTTTACAAAGATATTGGACTTGAATGGCTGAGTAGTCAGGCCCTCAAATGCGTTGTCAAGCAAATCGATGCCGTTGAGCACATAAGGCTGATCTATTTTTTGAACCGTTGGACTTGCCACCTTGTTGTATACCGCGCTGATTTGTCTCTGAGCTTGTGCTAGTACAGGGTTGCTCAGTTCACTGGCATTGACCCCAATGGCTTGAGCTGTCGATTGGTTCAAAATCTTTTGATTGGCTGCCTTGATCTCATTGAAAGGCCCAGACGTAAATGGGCTGGACTCCATTCGAGCCTCCATCTGCTGCAAAGATCTGCTGCCAGTTTCCTGGCCTGGGGTCGTGCGAAAACCCATCATCTTGCCGCGCTCAAGGATGGCCTTTTGAGCCTCAGTCAGGGCTGCTGATGTGTCAGCGCCAACAACTCCAGGCGTAACCTGGCCGCCAGTCACTGTGGCAGTTGGAGTTGCGGTTGCCGTTGCACTGCTTTGAGCTTGCGCAGTTGCTGGCCCAGGCGCTGGTCCCGGCGCTGGAGCTGCTGCGCCTGGCGCTCTTGAGCCAAACAAAATCTTCATCATCTTGTCGGTCAGGTATCCACCGCCACCACCCAATATGGTGCTAAGTCCAATCTGTTGACCTTTTTGTGAAAAGTAATCTCCAGCAGACATATCTCGCGGCCTTGTCTCTGTCACCAGGTCGGACAAAGTTGGCGCTGTTGCACCAGTCTGGACCGGCTGCATTGCACCGCTGACAGCGCCAGAAACAGCGCCAGCCTTGACGGGTTTGGCGGCCAAGTTCAATGCCCTGACGGCAGCAGTGCTTGGCAGCAGTGTGCCACCCACATTGCCAACCATACGCCCAACATCAAGCTCATCGGGCCGTAACTGCCCGGTTCGATCTTGGCGGTATTGTTTTTCTCCAGCAGTCATGGCTTGCTCAAAAGACTGACGTGCTGGACGTATGAATTGACCAATGACTGGCAACTGTTCAGCGCCCCTTGCGGCAAACTGCGCAGTGCCTTCAGCAACATCACGCAGGCCGCGCACAACGCCACCGACTGGAGATGCCGCGAGCTTCTCCATAACGGTCTGTGGTGCTGGTTGAGCTGCTGGAGCAGCAGTCCCAGGCAATGGCGGCAGCTTCTTCAGTGCCTCGGCCATCTGCTCCCGTGACATTCCATCTGGGAAAGTAATCGGGCCATACCCAATCACGTTGACAGTTTGTGCCATTGCTTACCTCACTTGAATGATTGTGTAGCTGGGTCCCATGAGAGTCCAGCACTTGGTTGCGTTGCTTGTTGGGCTTTTTGAATTGCCTTTAGTGCAGGACCGCCACGCACTTGCATTGCAATTTCTGCTGATCTGCGTGCGTCAGCTTTTTGCGTAATGGTTTGTGGCTTGTCATCAGTCTGTGGAAAGTACTTTTTAATTTCCTTATCTATCTCATCAGTGCCAAGAACAGCGCCAGACTCTGCACGCAGATTTGCAGAAACCCAGTTTTCTTGAGCTTGGCGGTATTGCTGACGGCCACCACTTTCAAAAAAGTTTGCAAACCCAGTGGTAAGACCGGCAGACGGTATGCTGCGCAAAACTGCCTGCGTTCTGCTTGGAGTTCCAAACACATCCTCAAGGGTCAACTGCTTTCCATTCATGTCCACAATTGGCTGCTGAGTCAAAGGATCAGTCAATGGCTGATTGAAGATTTGCTTTGCCTGGTTCATCCGCAAAGAGAATCCAGCAGACTTTGCCTGGT